GTGTCGTCCTGGCGTGATTCGATGCCCTGCACCTCGGCTGCAAGCTCTGTTAGTTGCGCAGTCAGGTGATCAACGCCGGCCTGCAAGCCGCCGATCTGCGCGCCTACCGTCTGGCCGAGCGAGGCGACTGAACTGATGGCCTCTTGCGCTTGCGACTCGCCGATGCCTGCGTCAGTGTCGATGGCTGGCAGGATGACCGTCACAGTCTGATCGACCGCCGCAAACAGCCGCTCGAATTGCTTGATCTGCTCCGGGTCTTTCAGGAACGTCGCGAGCTGCTCACGGGTTAGGCCGAGTTTGATAGCCATCAGTTAGCCAGCGCCTCGATTTGCGCCTCAAGGCGCGTGATGGCCAGGTGCGTTTGGGTGTCGCCCTGGAACCGTTGCATCCGCATGTTGCGCATGTAGCCCTGCTGAAACCATGCGAGCCGCTTGGTACGGTCTCCTAGGCCGCCGGCCTTGATGAACTTGGACTGGCTCCATGTCATGCCATCGACCGAGTAGGACGTTGACAACGTGGGGTCGAGGCCTGAAGCGACTCGGCCCGTCAGCGCCACCAGCTCTAGTTGATGGATGATCGCGCCCTTGCCGCCGTTGTACAGGATGACGGTACCGAACTCCCACCGCACATGCGCGCCCCAGTGCGTGCCGATTGTCTGAGCGAGCGTGCCAAACGTGGTCGAACCTGGATCACCAACCCACCACTTATCGTAGACCCACGTAAAGTTGCGTGCCTTGTACTGGCTAAAGCTTGCACCAAGGGTTGAGGTCAATACCGTCCACACCTGGGCATCGAGCGCGGCCGACGCTGCGGCGTCAAACACGAGCGTGCGGTCTGGCAGGTGCACGTACAGTAGGCGTTGCGCTTTGTCGTTGCGGGCCTCCATCTTGACGGCCGCCAACTGCGCCTCGGTGTAGCCCATCAGAAGGCGGTCAATCTCTTGCGTGCTGATCTGCCGCGCCTGGCCATTTGCACCGATATAAATGGACGGCGCTTCGTTGCGCCCGCCGCCGAGAAAGGCGACCGCGCCCTCGTACACACAGCAGGCATGAGTGCCTATGCAACCCTTGGGGATCTGAGCGCCGTCGATCCGCTGGAACGGAAAAAAATCGCCGCCAATGTTATCGAACACCTCGATAGTGTGGCGGTTGAGTGCGTAGACCTCATTGCGCAGCTTGAGGAGTGCAACCACGCTATCAGGGTCGACCTCGCTTGAGCCGTACTTGAGCGGGTTGACGGATGTAGGGTCGAGTAGCTCAGTCACGACCAGCGACGTGCCGTCAGTGGTCATGAAGTAGCCATCGACCCACAAGACATCAACGACCGCACCCAAATCCGGGTCGGTCACCTGCTGTAACGACGTGCCGTTCCAATAAAATAAATTGTTGTTTGAGGCGATGGCCAGCCGGTCAAAGCTGTAGTCAAACGTCACCAGGCCAGTAGTGCCGCCTACGCTGCCCAGCACCGTCACAACGCCAGCGCTCGAGATACGCACCAGCGATGCGCCCATCACGCGGTAGTGCTGGCCCTGCCACTCGATACCGCCACGATCCACGCCTGGGCCAGTGCCGACGCTCACCAAGCCATCAGCAGGGCGCAGGTATGAGTTATCGACGCCGTTTGAGCCTGGCACAACCAGCATGTTGACAGGATAGGACACCCGGAAGTCTGACGCCGAGTCGGTATAGACGCCGCTCAGGATGGGCACACGCATGGCTTAAAACCACTCCATGAGAAATTCCCAGACATAACGCGCATAAGCCACTTGCAGGCCAAAGGCGGCCATTACTACCCATTTGACCTTATCTGCCCAATAGGCCGCGCTCATTTTGCCCTTGGCGATATTGTCAGCGTGCCGGGCCTTGAACGACTTGCGCCGCGCTTTGTCTGCCGCGCTCTCGCCTGATTTGGCAGGTGACCCGCTGACCCCCTGCTGGCCGAACCGAATCGTTTTGATCTGGTCGCCTGCTTTGGCCACCACAACATGCGATTTGGTCGGGTGCGCCGGGGTGCGCTTGGGCTTGTTAAACCCAGCCACCCCGGCGCGTGCCAGGCGCGAGTCCTTGGCGGCTGCCATCAGGCCGGCTCCGGCTGCATAGCCAGCCAGTCTTGCTCGTACTTGTCGGCGTAGGCTTGCAACATGGCTTGCAGGTTTCCGTTGACCAAGGCGCTGGCCAATAGCTGCCGGAACGAGTGCTCACCAAAACACACATCAATCAGATAGTAAATCGGGTTTGACTCGACGATGCTGTAAGTCGCCATGCTAGACCGTCCGCGAGAGTTTGACCTTGACCTGCCCGGCTGCCACTGCCGTAGTGTCCGTGTCGGCCGCCAAGCCCGTGATGGCGATACCAAGCCCAAGCGGGAAACGATAGGCGTTGAACCCTGGCGTTAGCTCAACCTGACCCGTAGCCGGAACCTTGATGACCATTTCAGGAACATCAGTGCCGACCGTGGGCGCCGTCGCCTTGTTGTACAGCTTCACAAAGGCATCAGACGCGCCGATGTTGCTGGCAAAAAACGCTTGCAGCCCGGACGTACCGGTCAGAATTAGCGCGCCGTTAGTGCTTGCTGCGGAGTTTAAGAAGTATGGTGTGGCAGGAGCTGCAGGAGTGCCTGCTGTGGTGATCGTCGTCACACCAGTAAGGGTGCCACCTTGCGCTACAACAGGGATCGCCCCCGAAATATCACCCACGGGTCGAGCCAGCACCTCAACGCGCTCTCGCTCGTAGTCGAAAATCCTCACGTAAGACAAACGTATATCCGTGCGCTTGATGACGCCGCCACCGCAGGTAACTCCGGCAAAGTCAGCAGGCAATGCCATGCTGCCGGTGTAAGGCAAGACGAGCGTCAGGTTTGTCGTTGCCAAGTTGGCGACTTTCCACGCGCCATCGACACCGAGCGTTGCGCCCGTTGACGTATCGCGCACACCAACCAAATTGACAAGATCGCCAATTGACACGCCGGCCCAAGTTGCAGAACCGACAAGCACAATTTGACGAGTACCGTCGCTCAAGGTCGAAAGCGTTGCTGCTTGTGCCGACATCGTGAGAGCACCAAGCGCCGACATCGAGTTGCCGCCTTGCACCTTGGCAACGTACCCCCCGTATGACGTGATCGTGCCTGCCGTGCCCTGAACGATCGTGTAGTTGGTCGCGTCAATTACCGAGGCCACAGCCGTCGCCGTAGCTAGGTTGGGAAACTCAGTCGCGCCCTGCGCCCGCGTCCCGTACTGCACCACTAAGTCGCCCAGGGCGAGGCCGTGCGGTCGGTCTGTCGTAATCGTTGCCGTAGTCGTGCCGCTCTTAACTGCCGTGACAATCTGAGCAACCGGGACGCTAAGTGCCTTGTTGTTCGTTGCTCGAATCCGCAGCTTGTAGTTAACGCTTGGATCAGGGCAGACCTGGGTGCGCAGCAGTCGGCCGCTTGATTGAGTAAGCGAATCAATCAGCGAATCAGACCACTGAACCCGATCGGCTTGGATCGTGTAGCGGTACTCGTTGGTCGGGGCGAATGCGTATTGATTCGCGGCTGAAACCAGGGCCACAGGAGCAGTAGTACCAACGGTCACGGCATGCGAGGCCGCAATGGTGCCTGACGGTAGCGCGTCCCCTGCTTCGCTGCGAATATACAAACTCGACGTAGTAACGGTCGTGTTTTCAAAGATTTGGCTGATGCCGTTCTGAGCACGCCCAAGCCGCTCGCGGAAATAAACAAACCCTTTTGCGCCTGCTGGGTTGGTGATTGTCTGGGACGCAATAGTGCCCATAGGCCCTGCCGTCGCCGTGAACTGAGTCGGACTGGGAACCGAGGCCACTACCAACGCCGGGTAATTAGCGAGTAAGTTAGAGCAATCACGGATGCCGATACTCTTGCCAACGCTCAATCCGTGTGGGTTTACCGTATCGACAGTCAGTGTGGTCGTGGTCTGCGAGATCGACGCAATCGCGAGATCAGGAATGTCCGCCAGAGGTGCTTGAGTATCGACAATCTCAACGGAGAATTCTTGGCCGAGCGTGCGCTGAGACATGCTCAGGCCAACGGCGACTTCTACCGGAAGGGTGAAGTCAAGAGCAGACGTGATTGACGTTTCCGTGCCAGCAGACAACGGGTCTTTACTGATAACCAGATAAGACGCGGCAGCAGCGTTGCCATCGACATACACAAGGTCGCCGGACCCTTTGACCTCGGCCCATGCGCCGTTGTTTGGGTCGTAAGCCTCGAACGCATCGCGAAATTTAGTCGTGATGTTTGACGCAATCGACGAAACCACCTCGGCATATGTATCGTCGCCAAGCGGTTTATTAACACGTAAAACGCCATCACGTGATTTGATTAAATCAGCCATTTTTTATCCTTAGCCTACCCGGTACCAAACACCGGCTAATTTGTCGAACCGGAGCCTAAAAAATCCATTTGCCGCAAGCGTCGTAGGCGCACCCGTTACCGTCGCGCCGTTGCCGTTAACTGTGAGCGTCGTCACGGCCTGTGTACAGTTGACCAACACCTCTTGCTTATCCACGCAATTGGCCAGGAGCGGAAGCACCAACGTGCCAGCCGCAAAGCCTGCGGTTGGTTGCAGGATCAACCAGATTGAGTTAGAGCCGTTGGTGATCGCGACCGAGAACCCGGTGGCAGACGGCGCGGCATACTGCGTGATCTTGTCATCGGCAACCGATGAGTCGGACAACACGTACTCCTTAAGCGCGCTGGCTGCGACCTTCCGGGCGTCGCCGCTCTCGCTCTTGTAGAGCGGGAATAAATCCCCGCCGCTTAAGCTGTCAGTGCTGGACAGTTGGTTAATAGTTGGCATTGTGCGCCCTTAGGTAAACTCAATTTGCCCATCGCTCCCAGCGTCGATGCCTGGGTCGGTGGGATATAAAAATGGCTGATCGCGCCGCCACGGCTTAGTGCCGGAGCCCGATGGCATCGAGGCTGGCAATCGCATTTCGATCGGTTGGCAGGCTCTCGACGCCAGCACATCAAACGCGGCCTTGGCCGTCGCCTTGGTCTCGGGCTGCGCTGCCTTGCCGATACTGGGAGCGAGTCGCACCGCCAGCCCAGCGATGATCGCCTCATTGGCCGAGTCCGGCACCGATGTCTCAGCGTCAATATCGCTGTTCTCCGGGCTGCCCGGCAGCGGATACGATAGGCGGATGCCCTGGCCATTCCATTGGGCCATCATGGCATCCAAACGCCGCAATGCGCCCTCTAACTGTTCCGGGGATAGGTCAAACACATAGGATGCAAGCCCCAGCTCCTCGAACGCGGCGGTCACATACTGACGCTTGCTATATCCCATTATTCCCCCAGCGCCTCAGCAATTAACAGACCGAGCTTGCGGTCTGACGTGCGGCCATCGAATTTTAAACCCAACTCGACCGCTTTGGCTTCTAATTCCGCGCGGGTAGGCGGTAAGTCATCGCCCACCACATCGCCCACATCGTCAGCGCTTGCAACAGGCTGATCGTTTGGCGTGAGCGCCGATACAACGTCATCTGACCATCCGTCCTGTAGTGCTGCGTCGCGGGCATCGTCATTATCGACTAGCAGCGTATCAAATGCGCTGCGATCTTCGCGCCGTCCTTGCGCCTTGCGGTAAACAAATCTGGGGTAGTCCATGGTCATTTTTTCTTAGGTGCTTTACCAGGCTTGCCGGCTTTACGCGCTGCGGTACGCGCCGTTGACAGCGCAATCGCTACAGCCTGCTTTTGCGGTTTGCCAGACTTCATTTCTTTCGAGATATTCGACCCGATCGTTTTGGCCGAGTAGCCTTTTTTGAGCGGCATGGCGTGATCCTAAAAAACCCCCGGAGCCGCAGCCCCGAGGGTAAGCCGAACAACGAACTATTAACCGATCCGATACGTAACAAACGTGCTGGCCGCAGTCTTACGGGTGCGGAAGTTGCCGGAGGTGTTGGCCGCCACAACCATATTACCGAGGACAGTGTGACCGGTGGCCGCCTGCGCAACGGTAAACGCATTGGTTCCGCCGGTGTTAATCACCGCCCAGTCGAACGCCTCGTCGACCAGAAAGTCAGACCCGGCCTCAGTCAGTGCGCCAGTCGGCAGGGTGCCAGTCACAGCGGCGGCCGTGGTTGACGTAATGATCCCGCCAAGCAGATTGCCGATGGTCAGCGTGGCCGTGGCATTAACGGCTGCCGGAGTAGGCTGCACCGTTGCCTCGCGACGATCCTGCTTGACCACAGGAGCCGAACCGACTTCGTACTGCACTTCGACGCCACCGGTAGCCTCGACGATGATCGACGCGCCGGAAGCGTAGGGGCCAAACACGGCCTGGCTGTTATTGACCGTGCCGACCGCTGCAACCTGATCGGGGTAGTTTGGGAACCCGACAACGCGCGAGACCGTCGCATAACCCTGGGAATAAACCGCGATGGATTCTCCGGCCGGGACGGCGACCGTAACGGTGCCATTAGCTGCTAACAACATGATAGTGATCCTTTAAGAATTAAGCCTGGCCGAACAGGATGACGCCGGACATTTCGGGCTGCTTATTGACCACGCCATAAAGCGTATCAATCCGGAACTTGGTGCGCATGGTGTTGATGTCGTAAAACTTAGTCATCACCAGCTCAAGACCCTGATCGGTCGTGCCGCGCTGCACAGCGACGCCAGCATCGGCGGGCACTGCATAGCGGCCCGGCAGAATCTCGATGGCATCCTTCTGCCAAAACGGGTTGACGTTTGCAGTCGTGGTATTCAAAAACACGATTGCAGCGTTGGAAGCCGTCGAGTTGAAGGTGACGTTTTGATACTGCGCCTCGGCATCGGTGCCGCCCTGGCCACTGATGATCGGGGGCGAAACTACCATGGTCGTGCCGCTCAACACCTGCATAACGCGGAAGGTCTTAAGCTGGCCCGTGCCGCCCTTGGTAATGTGATGCACAGCCTCGCAGTTAGCGATCGTGAATGCATCGCCTGCGGCGACGTTAACCGTGCTGGACACCGTGATGGTCTGAAAACGGTTGTCAACGTTGGCCGACTCGCCTGTCGCGGCAACGGTCGTTGCCTTGGGCACCCAGTAGTTAGCGGCACTGGTGCGAGTGTCCATCGTGATGCCAGCGCCACCAGCGGCGGCAGTCTTGCGCACGGCATAGTCCAGCTTGTAGGTCTCGAACGAGGCCACGCGGCCGACGTATGCGTCACGCAATGCACGGTCGGAAATATCGTTGCCAAAGCTGCGGGTGCTAACGGCCAGGTTTGACGCCATGCCGTTGTAATCGCGCGTGGACAAGGCCAGATAGCGGTCGTTACCGGCGATGCCCTGCTCGTTGAAAATGGCCTCAGCCTGCGCCACGTCATCGAAGCCCGATGCAGCCGAGGTGCGCTTCACAACCAAGGTGCCCTGGTTGGATGCCACGTTCATAACTGCCAGGTTGATATCGCTGGCCAACTTTTGCTTGGCAGCGTCACCCAGTCGGCCCTCTTGCAGCGCGTCACGCAACTCGGTGGCGGTCATCGACCAGGGCACCGAGCGGCTAAAGCCAATCGTGGCCGGCACAGACAACTGCGTGTAATCGCGAAAGTTGGTGGTCTGGTCGGTGCCGCTATAGCTCTGCGAGATATAGGGCTGGGGACGCCACAGGATGTTATTAGACCGCTCCATCATCGATTGGTCGGTGTTAAACGTGCTGACGTTGCGCGACAACACCAGCGCGTCGTTGAAGCCTTCTAAAAGGTCCTCAAACGCAACGCGCTCTTCTTTACTGAAACTGTTAGCCATGATTACCTCTGTTTAGATTTTAACTTTAGCTGCCGCTTATAAGCCACGACCTTGGAGATATCTCCAGTGCGTGCCGCTTCTTCGCGCAGCCTTTCCAAATTTGAATCAACCGACCCGGAAATTCTTGCCGTACCGCTGACCGTCTTTTCTGGTGCCGGCGCTTGTTTGGTTCGCGTGCTCACTTTCAATTCCTTTTCAAGTTTGGCAATCGCGAATGCAAACTTAACGGGGCTTTTAATCGCCGCAAGCTCTTTTGCCTTCGACGGGCTTTTACCAAGCGCGTACACCAAAAGCGCGGGGTTCTCTGCGCCTTCAAGCATTACGCCCTGCTGAGTTACGTCAAACAGACTTTGGACCGCATCCTCTGCCTCATCGTAATCGCGCACCTTTAGCTCTGCCTTAGCCTTGCCGTAAGCATCAAGCTTGGCTCGCCAGTCGCGCTCCTGCGCCTCCTGTGCGTCCCTCGCTCGCTGCTCGGCCTGGTCGGCGTCGCGTTTGCGCTCAAACCATGCGGCCAACTCGGCCTCGTACCGTTCCGAGTCGTACTCGCAGCTATCAAGCGTCGGCTTTGGCCCCAGCTGCACTGGCTTGGTCTCAGTGCTTGCAGTGCTCTCTAGCCTTGCTTTGAGTTCGCGATTCTCCCGCGCTAATTCGCGCTGACTCTTGCGCAACTCCTTGACCCATCGCGGTGCGGGCTTTTCCTCTGGCGGCTGCTCGTCGCCAATGGAAACCACAACCTCGTCTGCGATCGCGTCATCGTCGCCCTGGTCGTCATCGGTGCCGGATAGTGGCTCAGCATCGACTTCGGTCTCTGGTTCTTGATCGACAATCTCAAACTCTGGTTGCCCGTCCTGCTCCTGATCTTGCTGCTCTAACATCGTCTGCCCCTAAACTCATCCGTTAATGCGGCCGGATGGTTGCCGCTTATTGCATGGGTGGCGTGATCGCGGGCTGCTGGATTTGCTCAGGCTGCCCCAACCCGCCACCGATTAACTGTGCCATCTGTAACGCCTGGTCCTGCGCGCTGGCATCGACCTTGCCTAATGTCTCGACTGTCTTGGCGCGTGCCAACTCCGAATCTGCCACCGTCTTGATAACCGATGCGCGCGCCTGCGATGCCTTGGCCATTGCCTCCTCTGCTGCGGCTTGCAGAAACACCGCATTGGGGTCTTGCGGCTGGTTCTGAGCCTCGGCCTGCATCTGCGCCATTTCCTCATCCGTCGGCTTAATCACGCCGATGCGCACCAGTTTCTTCCGGAAGTAATCGCGGATGCTCTGGACGCCTTCGCCTTCCATATTGAGCATCGCCATGCCGGTCAGCACTTGGCGTGTCTCGGGGTCATCGCTGATCTGGATCATGTTGATCAACGAGCGCAACGTGGCCTGGCGCTTACTGCGTGATGTCGGGCCAATCGACACGGACACATCAAACGCGGCGGAGGATAGGTCGTTTTCGTACTCGATCGCGCCGGTCTTTTCGTTGATCGTCGGCTTCATGAGTTCCGCAGAACTCATCTCCTCCTGATCGTCAACGATCTTGACCTTGCGGCCCTCCTCGAAATACACGTCCTTGGCCATTGAGAGCCAGACCTCGCCCACCCGCTTAATCATTTTGGCCTGGTTGCTCATGTAAATAAATGCCTGGGCGTCGATGCGCTCCTGGATCATCTCCACAGCTTTGCCGCTGATGTTGCTGACCATCTTGTCGGCTTGCTGCTGATTGCCGAGGATGTCGGCCATATCCTGCTCTGTGACTTGCAACAGAGCGGCCATTGCAGGCGGGATGGCGGGCGGTTTGGTGTACGCGGCTGGGCCAGCTGACACGATCTGGCCGTCAGCTCCGGTTAGCGGGTTAGTCAGCAGGTACGGGTAGTCCTTGAGATTGTCCTGCGCCCACATCAGCTCGTGGCCGGCCATTTGCTGCGGCGTGAAGATCGGCTTTTCGATTGGCGACAATGCGCTGATCTCGCCCAGCTTGGACAGCTGCATGTTCTTTAGGCGCTGTGCATCTTTGGCCAGGCGCACGTGACCCATGCAACGCTCGACGTTATCCACAAACCACCGTTTGCCGTAGACCGGCACGATCGGAATATGTTTCCCGGCGATATACCCAACGTCTTC